GCCATGGTCAGAGCGGAAGCAACATCTGCGGAACACAGAATCATGTTGCCCTTTCCTCTACGAGTTCTTTGTGCGATTGCGTTCGCATCACGCTCGATTTGGAACAGAAGACCCTTGAACTTCTCAACACTCCAACGTCCGTTAGAGTCGATGTCGAGGTCGAATACACCAGCGGTAGCGGTGTTAGAAACGGCACCTTGCTCAGCAACCTTGTAGACGGTTCTGATGACTTCACGGTTGATCTCAGCCAGAATCTCAGAAGAGAGAATGTTGGCGAGTTCCGCTTCAGCGTTCAGACCATGGATTGCCTTGAGGTCTTGTGCCAGTTCCAGAGAGTATTCTGCTTTCAGTGCTCTAGACTTAGCAGTGACGGTAACCTTCTCAATCGAGAAAGCCATTTCGTTGAAGTTGTCACCAGAGGTGCCAAGATCTTCAGCGTCGTCAGTACGCATGCCCTGACCAACATCATAACCGGTCGAAGAGGCGGTTGCGACGGGGTTCAGTGCAGCAGGGTTGCTACCAGACTGTGCGGTAGTACCCAGACCAGCGGCAACATCGGTCATGCCGTTGGTGAGGTCAAATCCTTCGTTCTGACCTGCAAATGCGGTGTCTGCTTCGTTGAACAGTGCTTCAGTACCACTCTGAGAGCTGTACTTAGAACGCATTGCAAAGATCAGTCCGGTAGGACCAGACATGGGTTGTACGCCAGCGAGGTCATAAGCAACCAGGTTAGGCATGGAGCGTCTGATCAAGGAGATCAGAACAGGGTCAAAACCAGCGACGGTTTGACCACCACCGGATTGATATCCAGTAGCACCAACAGAGTTGGTAGGTTGCTCAGTAAGCATACCGCCGTCGTTGAAGGCGGCTTGCTCTTGAGCGAATTTTTCTTGGTTTTCCAGCAGGACGGCGGTTACAGCTCTACGATGGGGATCTGTGATCTTGTCGCATCCCTCATGATTGAGGAGAGGTGCCCACTTTTCCTGCAGATGCTCGGATTGGAACATTTGCTTTTCCTTTAAAGTTTAGGGGTTTGAGTTTAATATATTCAGTTTGCTAAGGTCGAACCCAGCATTTTCAGGTATGCAGCCATCTGACCTGAGTGTTGCTCACCAGGTGCTGCGTTGTCTACACCCTCAGAAAGGGTTTCGGTTTTAGCTGCTGCGCTCTCTTTCTTGGAGTTGAAATACGACTCCTTCAGAGTGTTCAGCTTCTCACGATATGCTTCTTCACTTTCAAACTCTACACTTTCTGCAAGTGAGGCGAGTTTCTCTTTTTGGGTCTGTGCAAGACCCTCAGATACTTCATCCAGAACGCCATCAGCAACCGACTCAGAAAGGCGGGAGTTGAGTGCGATATTTTTCTCGATTTGCTCGTTGAGTTTTGTCTCCATGTCATCAAGTTTGTCTACCATGCTCTCAAGAACATCATACTTCTCTTCAGGGATTTGTACATAATGCTCTTCAAAAAGACTCTTCATTCCAGAAAGGAACGATTCGGTCATCTCAGTCTTGAGTGCATGCTCAATAACAAGTGCGTTCTCAGTGAACCACTCGTCTGAAACATACTCCAGATATGAGTCAACTCGCTCTGCGAGTTCGGCTCTTGCTTCGGCAACTCCTTCTTCCAGTTTCTCAGCGTACTGAGCTTCAAGAACTTCGGTTGCTTCAGCGATCTTGGACTTAAGTGCGGCCTCGAAAATTGTTCTAGCCTTCTCTTTGAATTCTTCAGAGAGATCTTCACCGCCAAGAAGTGCATTGACATCTTCTTCGATGTCAATTTCGGTTAGTTGAGGTGCCTCGGCATAAGTTGCCTCGTCCTCTTCTTCTACTACTTCTTCTTCAGAAACTTCTTCTTCAGATACTACTTCATCTACGATTTCTTCGCCTTCTTCAATAGTATCTTCATCATCCAGGTCCTCTTCCTCCTTCATACCCTTCATGGGTTCGGCAGGTTTTGCACCTTTGTTGACTACATCCTTAACACCCTTAAGGGTAGAACCAGGAGTTTTCAGCTTTGCTGAATCATCGTCTGGTTTGTAATTCTCAGGAGAAGGACCCCCGAGATCTTCGTAAGAACCGGCGATGGACGTGTCCATCCCTTCTGCTGCTTTCGCTCCGGCATTGACAGCAGTCTTGGATTGCTTTGTGCCTACTTCCATTTCTTGTAAATCTCCACGAGACATGTGAACGCTCCGATTATCCTGGATAAAATCTATATTTATTTATAAATTATAATATTTAATGTATCAGATTAGATACTATTAAGGAAATCATTGAACAGATTCAATTTCTGCTCATCTAATTTTCTTTGAACTGTGAGTTTATCGATGGAGTTTCTAATCTCCTCTGCCTTTCTCTCACGGAGAAGACTTCCTTCCCAAACCCACTCTTTACCTTCCATAATACCCTCAACAAATGCATCGGGAGCAGAAGGATCGGCAACAATATCAGCAGCAGTTGCTAACATAAAATCATCACCAACAACATTAACACCCTCACGGGTAGCCTTTAATGAACCGATACCGCGAGAAGAAACGCCGAGTTTAACGCCCTCATCAATAAGAGAAGATGCAATATTACCCATTGGGGTATTGAGAATCTTTGCCTTACCAATGAAGTTAGAACCATGCTCTCTTAAAGAGACGATTTTGTGCGAAACTCTATCGAGATTAACGGTTGGACCATCTGGATGACCGAGTTCACCAAGAGCTCTACCAGATACAATGTTGCTTTCATTGTAACGAGCAACTTCCTTGCGAAGAGTCTCCATGGGATACATACGACCATTACGGTTTTTAATGTTACCCTGAAGGAAAACTCCCTCAATGTACATAGATTTCTTGCCAGATTTTGTTTTCTCTACAAGAAACTTGACTGATTCAATTTCTTCTCTAATAAGTTTCATCAGGATGGTCCTCCAGCAGATTGAATTTGTTGATAATGAAGTGTTCCACTACCATCACCAAAAGCAGCGACCATAAATGATCCTCTTAATTCTGCATATGATGTAGATAGTAATGAAGCAGGGTTTCCTGCAGATGAATCATGATCAACCACGATTCTTGTACCGTGATATCCATCTCTACCAGCAGTGGTATCAACTGTTTTTACAATTTTATGAGTGAAATTATAATCAGTTTGTCCAGTCACAGAAAGAGTAACAGCGTCACCAACTCCAAATGGAGCTCCTGTTCCTTCAGCAAAATCAATAGTAGTTGTTGCCCCGGTTGTAATACCAGTCACTCTATTTGCTTGTGGTTTGCCGAGACTAATCACTTCAGCTTCACCAGAGTGAACATAATAATTAGTTGCTGCAGCAGTTGGGAGAGTTCCAATAGCAACGTGTGCTCCGGCACCTTTTGCAACAACCCTCAAATACTCGGATTGATGTGCAGTTTTGTCAAGACCTCTCCTATTAGCTGCACTAGCAATGGGAAAGGCGGAGTTTATTCCTACTGGTTTATGCGACATTATCCTTAACTAAAAAGTTCATTTAAAAGTTATTTATAATCACTCTTCGTCGGGAGTGATTTCTTCTTCTGTATCCTCTACAGATTCTTCATCACTAAACAATGAAGATGCTACCGAAGGACGATATTCATCAATTTTTTCTGCAGATTTTGCAAAGAGAAGTTCTTTGATCTTGTCACTAACTTGAGAGGGTGACTCATCAGCGGCGATCATATCTAAAAGGTCATCCATTTAAGTGTATTATATACGACTAATGAGTATTTATATCTCTCCACCTTTGGGCATCTCTGGTGCCTCAGTTGATGAACCATCAATCTCTGGCTCCATTTGAGGTTTTCCTAAATCATTACCTCCAGCAGACTCTGGGGCAAACGGTAATCCAGTTGCAGGATCAATAGTTGCAGGATCAGGAATTGTACCGTCTTTGATTTCTTTTTTGATTAATTTGTCTTGTTCAATAATCTCCATGTCTGTTTGTCGGAGAATATTACGACGGATATAATCTTGAGAGTAATATTTTCCAACATATGGCTCAGCAGTTTGAACAAGAGTTAGTCTCTCGTTCATCAGTTCTGCTTCTTTCAGTTCAGAAAAATGGTTGTCATATAAGAAATCATATTGAATATGTTCACTCATTACCTCCCAATCTTCAGGAGTAATTACATTTTTTAGGAGTAATTGGGTCTTCAACATGTCATTAAACATGTTGGAGAATCTCTTTCTCAAACGACCCACAAACTTTGTGAATTTGAGTTCGTCTCTCAGGATCTCAGAAGATCTCCCCAAGTTAAACCCACCTTCTCCATCCATCCTTGAGGGAGGAACGTTAAGCGAACGGTAGAGTTTCTTTTTAAAATACTCAATATCAGTGATTTCGCCCAGGTTTTGTCCTCCGGGGAGAGTTGAGATTTCTGTTCCTCTTCCGCCTTCGCGTCTTGGGAGCCAGAAGTCCTCAAGCATTGCCATGTACTTTTTGTCATCACGGATTTCTCCTGTGTCAGCATTGTATACGAGTTTGTTGCGATAACGCATCATCACATCACGAAGATACTGCTCTGCCTTTTGTTTAGGTAGATTACCAACGTCAATGTAAAAAATTCTACGTTCCGGAGCACGGGACAATCTGTAAATGACCAGTGAATCCTCAATCATTCTAAGCTGATTGAGGGCCTTGATTGCTTTATGAAGATACGAAAGGGTTGACCCTTTGTTACGGTCTACAAGACCGGATGTACAATACGTGATCGAATCCTTCGCAATCTTAACCCCATTGTTTCCACCACTTACCGTGGGATTACTCATCGGGTATTGTGACTTTGGATTATAAACGAAATATTCCTCAATCTCTGGGAAGTTATAATCCATTGGATTATCGCTTCTTAATCTAAAAGTAGCGTTAGCTTTATCTCCGGGTTTTTTCTTTTCTTGTCTAATATATCTCATCTTCATTGCGTCAATGTAACGCAATTCTTGGATTCCTGCCTCAGGATTCTTTAAATCGATAATTTTATGATAGTAAATACGACCATCAATATACCAGTTACGGTAGATTTCGTGTGCTTTTTTATCGAAATCTAAAAGGTCGAGAATATATTTAAATTCTTTACGTATTGTATTTTTGATACCGTCACTAGCATTTAAGTTTGACAGTTCAATTTCTACAGGACTATCATTACTATCAGAAACAATTGCTTCATTTACAATATCTTCAATGGCACTATCACACTCAGGGTGAAGTGACATCTCACGATATCTTTTAATTAAATCAAATTCAGTCCTGAATACACCTTCAATATCTACATATGAACCAAAAAAACCACTACTCGCGTAGTGATCAACCCCGTCCTCATTGTTAGGAGGAACGGGGGAGACCGCTGACGGCGATAGTGGTTCTGTGTCCTCAATCGAGAACCCAAATAACTTGGACATGATTTATTTTATAAATTTTCCTACGACTATTTATTAGCCGTCGGCTGGAGGTGCAGTAGACTGACTGACTCCAGGTGCCAGAATGTTGATCGATTGTACTTGGAATTCTACGGTGAACTCCTCAATCGTATCACCAGAATCATAAGAAAGATCAATTTGAGAGACATTTGTTGGGAAAATATCAACAAACTCATACTGTGCTAAGACAGCATTTGCACTTCCCTCATTGTTCTTACTCGAAACAGTGGAACCACGACCCAGTTGATAAACAACTGCATTTGTCATGTAAGATCCAGGATTAGTAGCGCCAAGATTGTTGTCCAACTTAGCAATCTGCTCAGTCCATTCTTCCATTGCCCTTCTAAGGTCAAATTGCTCATCATTAATAATGGTTACTGTCCAGGTATCAATGGTTCTGTCACCAGCAACCTTAAAAGTTCTACCTCTAAAGGGAACATCGATTGAAGCGATGTTTTGTGCAGGAATAGCAGCTGCTTTACACATAAATTTAAAGTTATCTGCATTCCATGATGCTTGAGCAACTGCTGGTGGTAGCGTTGCCAACTCAACCTCAAATAGATTGGGGCGGGCACCGCCGCCAATCAGTTTGGATTTGAAGGTAGAGATTGATGTTAGTGGTCTGCTGCCACTTCTTCTTTGATCGGCCATTTGTGTATCCTCCTAGTGTTATTTAGATAATATGATCAAACTCTACCAACTACTTCCTCAAAGCTGACCCCAGTACGGGTAGCAACGAAGGTAAGAGTGATGAAGTTAATGGACTTCGCAGGTTTCAGGAAGATATCCGCCCTGAACTCATTGTTATCGATAACATCAGGTGTGTTGTTTGAACTATCGCAAACAACCAGGAATCCGAAGAGACCTCTCTTCGCCTGAACATCACGGAGATAGGGTTCAACAATGTTTCTGAAGTTTGCTCTTGTTAACTCATCGTTGAGTTCAAAGAGTTGTGCTTCTGCTGCTCTTTCAAGTGCTTGCTCAACTGTCAGGAACAGACGGCGAACATTGATTCTATCAAATGCAGATTGATAAGAAAGTGCAGTCTTATCACCGAAGAGAAGTGTTCCAATACCAGGTTTAGTGATAATTGGGTTAATTCTCAGAGGATACAGTTTATCTCTCTGTGCCTTGGTTGGGTTATATGCAAGTTTGATTGCATTATTGATAATTCCACGCTGCTCACCTGCAGGAGAGAACCATGGATATGCCTCAAGTGCAGTTCTTGCCATCAGTCCAGCAACGTCAGCGTTGGTTGGAATGTAGCGGAACTTATTATTGAAACGGTCAAAAGTAAACTTGTAACCAGTATCAAATGTCGCGTAGGAGGAAGAATTCAGTACAGAGAAATACTCAACCAGATTATCAGTCTGAGTCGAAGTATTGGTTACGTTAACCAAACTTGTTCTATGAGGGCCAACAACTGCCATGCAATCCTTTCTTCCTTCTGCGAGAGAAATTAGATAGTTTGCTTTTGCCTGACTGTCTTGCAGTGATCCCAATCCAGGACCCATGATCAGATAGTCAACAGCAATCTCATCTCTATTTTCAAAGAGTTGATATGAAGTTTGGAGGTTACCGATGGAAGTAGACATTCCACCATTGTTACCAGTAGCAGGAATACCACCAGAGTAATCTCTACCACCACCTAAGGTGTAAGAAACATTACCAAGTGCGCTAAATTGTACATCCTGCGCTGCTTGTCCCCAGAGACCACCACCGATAGTTTCGGGAGTGAAAGAGTCAGCCTTAGTTCCAGAAACAGAGGTGAAACCAACTGCTCTAGGTACAGTGTTATGGAAAGTATCTGCTGAATTTGAAGGATTGCCAGCAGCAAACAGATTTGCTGAGAAATCTGCCAGGTAATCTTTGTAGTATACCTTCGTGGGTGAATTTACATTCGATACGGCATCTTTTGCCTTAGAAAGACTTAAGTGCTTCTCAAGAATGTTACCTTGAACGCCACTAATTGTTCCCTCGTCATCAATGACGACAATGTGCATAGCATCACCATAACCATTTCTAGCAGTAGAATAGTTATTGGCAATCGGTTTTGGTGCTATGGACTTCCAGAAAAGGGTGCTGTTCTTCAAACTTACAGTTTGTTGATCGTACCAGTCCTTAACACTTGCTACCGTGGTGGCATGTCCAAGTCCAGTGCTATTAATACCAGAGGAATTAACATAATGCAGTGCTGTTCCTGCAACAAATGAGGCACCAGCATTTGATTCTGCGTAAGTAATTCTGGTCTCTGTTGCTCCACCACCGACAGTTTCTACACGAGAAACCACCTTAACATCAAGTGTGCTTGCCCCACCACTAGCGTCAGTGGTGATACCGGTAATAATGCCCTTCAGGTATCCTACAAAAGCAGTAGTGGTTCCAAGTCCAGCGAGAGTCGTGTTAATTGGTGCGGTTACACCGAAACCAATAGTAGCACCGGATTGACTTGGTGCAGTTGTTGCAACACCAACGATTTGGTCTGCAATGTCATCAATAGTACAAACTTTTAAACCATTTGCCCAAGAACCAGGATTCTTAGCAGCATAGTTATAGTTTGTTGCTTCGTCATAATTATTGATATAATCATCGTAGTTCTTAATACACAGAGTGGTGGTGCTTGCGATGCCAACACCAGCATTTGCGTTCTTAAGGTTAGCGCCATTGGTTCTAACTACCTTCAGAACTCCACCATATGAGAGATAAGATGATGCACTCATCCAATACTCATATTGCGAATCCGTTGATAGTGGCTTACCAAATACATTGATAAGATCTTGCTCAGTAGTTACATCAATAGGATCATCTACTGGTCCAAGCGGGAAGGGTCCTGCAATAGCACCAATGTTATCCAGTACATTACTAGCTCTTCCTACTGTTAAGTCAACCTCCCTGATTAATACACCGGGAGATAGTTGAGGAGTCGCCATGTTTTGTTTCTCCGTTAATCTCAGTTTGTCTAGGAATATTTATTAAAAAAAGTGTTTTCACAGGGGAATCCTGACGTGAACTACCAATCAGGATACTCCCACTTGACTGAAGATTTTTTTACCCTTGTTTTACAACACTCTTTACACTCATATGAATAAGAAGAGGCAACTGCTCCCCTGTCTTTTCTTGTTCTGTAGAATCCATCGACCAAATTTTTTAGTTCTCCACATACTCTACATTTTCTATCCTGAAGTAATAGATGACCCAGCTTAATCTGACCATCAAAATCCATCATCTATATTCCCACATGTAAGATCTATCTCCATACTCATCTATAGCAGCACTAAACCACCTATCACCATCTCCATCAACAAAACTTGAATCATCTAAACCATCACTCATAAATCCAAATGGTGACATATCCTGTTCAATTTGATTTTTTTGTTCCTCATATAATCTTTTTCTAACGTCTTGATCCGTCAGTTCTTTAAAGTAATCTTGTGCAACTAACCATGCATATATTACCAGGCACATTGCAAGGTCATCATTACAACCTTCTTCCGCTTCAAATGAATTGTGTTTTGATATGAATGTAGTTAGTTCTGAGATAATCTCATAATCGTTAAAAATAACTTTGTCACTCTCAATCATTGTTTTGAGGTTAAGTGATCCAACCTTTTTAACGGTCTTACTCATCTTGACTCCAAGTTGAGTTTTCTTTCCAGAGAAACCCTGTCCAACAATTTGTCCTGCTCTACCTCTCATAGAACACATTAGTAGGTTCTGATACTCCAAATCATACTGTATAATGCTTGCAACTTGATCACCAATATCATTTACCTCACACAATACAAATGCATTGTTATAATTTTTAGATACATCATAAATGATGTTTGGAAAAAGCATTGGTTTGATATCATTATTTCTGTACTTTGCGACTATCTTATGTGGGAACTGGGTAATGTCAACCACAATAAAAGCAGAGTAATCTTCACCAACACCTCTAGCTACGTCAACCGTACAAACATAATCATGATTCTCTATTGGTAACTCGTATACATCCAATCCAGCACTTTTTTTGATTGGAGCATCATATACTAAAGTTCTTAATTTACTTGGTGCAATCAGCGTATCAACTGATCCCAAAAATTCGCATTCAAACTCAACTTTGAATTGTTGCTCAGATGTATTAGCAATGGTCTGCTCTTTCCAGACATCATCTCTACCTGGAACTTCTGACCAATGAACATCTGTAGGAATATATTCGTTTTTACTTCTCTCCGCATCGTGCCACATGCGGTAGAAGTGATTCATTCCGTGTGGCGTCGAGACAATAATAACCTTCGTATTTTTACCACTAGTAATAGTAGGATAAACAGAGGCAAAAAACGAATCAGCAACGTGATTTGGAACAAATGCAAACTCATCCAAAAAGAGTATATTGAATGACATACCTCGGACAGCACTTGCGGAAGTTGAAGCAGCAAGAATTTTGGATCCATTTTCTAACTCCAGTGAACCTCTATTCCATACTAACACACCTTGCTGCATCCACTTAGGTAAGTTCTCATATGCAGTTTGTAATCTATTTAAGAGTTCCCTTGCCGTGGCTGCTTTGTTCGCCAGAATACCAATATTAACACTGTCATTGAAAACAGCATAATGTAGCAGGTAAGATACCACAGTGGTGGACTTACCAGTCTGTCGTGGCATCTTACAGATATTAAATCTATTATTATGGAAATTATTAATTAGTTTCTCTTGAAAATCATAAGGATGAAATTGTGTTAATCCTTCATCAAGGGAAACAATCTTGATATAGTTATTGGCAAAGTAAACAGGATCTTCCTTACATCGCATGAATTCGAGGATTTGATCCTGGGTGAATTCTATCGGTGTATTTGCTTTTTTTAAATTTGGATTACCAAGATATACATTATCAGACATAATTTACTCAGCAATTCCACTTTCTAAGAGATTTATTGATTCTGCTATCTGGGTCGTTTGCAGTTTTAGAAGAAGTCAATTTCTTTTTCATTCCTTTCATTCTAGCGCAGAACGATGCGCGGCGGGGATTTCCAACCTTCTTGCTTGGTGCCTTAAGGTCAGATCCTGGATTTTCTCTTTCGTAAGACTTTCTTCCTTTTTCGTTGAGACCACCTTCTTTGTTTTTCCCTGCTTTCCTTGTCCAAGCTGCTGCTTCTGCATGGAGGACTGGTTGCCCTGGTTCATAGTCCGAAACTGTGTAAGTTAATAGTTTCGCGCCAGGATACACCTTATCAATTTGATCTTGAATATCAGATCTATTTGGTAAAGATACTTGAGGGAAGAACATCTTCAACATGACAGATTGACTTCTAAATCTGAAGATGACGTTGACAATATTACCAGTCTTTGCTGGCATTCTTACGGCTTCCTCAACAGGTCCAGGACATTCTTTCATGCCATGAACCGGACACTCTTCACCTTTGTGGTTGTGCATGCAACCTTTCTTTTCATCCAAAGGAGTTTTTGATATGAGTTTGAGTTCGTCTTCTTCTTTTTTGACACAGTTTGGATATCTCTTTCCAAACATAGTCTTCATACCTTTCTTTTCATAACCTTTCCAACATTTTTCATCGAGCATTTCACTTCCAATACCCTTTGTTGCTTCCAAGGGTTCTGGTGTGATGACATCTACAGTTTCGTAATCTGTTGGAGTATAACTATCTCTCCAGTTGGAGAATTCTTCCTTCTTTGTTTTGTTGCCCCAATTAGCGGCACCTTTTTTACGACATTTGACAAGTGCTCCTGACGCATATGCACTTGGCCAAACTTTGTAGCGTGACTTGACTTTATGATAGCAAGCGTCTTTTTCTCCCGCTGCCTCATCAATTTCAATTTCGTCACCTACTTCAACATTATTTTCTGCGAACCATCCACGATTTACTTCTAAAGCACACAGAACTTCTCCTTCAGAAGTTACTGGAGTTTCGTCATATGGTTCTAATTGTTTGATGCTTTCTACTATTCCATCCTCTGTGATGAAAGCGATGTCAAGAGGAATTTTTGTTTCTTTCATATAGAAGGACTGCTGATCAACTTCATCAAAGATGAATAGCATTCCACTATTAATATCCAAACTCTCACGGAACATGAGTCCCAGATTAAAATCTCTAATGTTATTAGGAATCTCTATGTTAAGCGGTAAGGTCGTAAATTCTTCAGTCTTCACGTTGATTGCCTTCCCGGAACGATTTGGATTTGGATCTTGTTTTTGCTTACGACGAAATGCTGCGTCCTCTTCTTTTTTATTGAGGTTGCGTTTCATCTTACTGGAACCGCACTTTGGTTTTGTGGTTTGTCCAGGTTGTTTTGCACAGGGTTTCCCTGCGTATTTACCGCCCAGTTGAACCCAACCAGGCTTCCCATCAGAAGAGCGACTCTTGCCAAACCAGTCACGCAAAGAAGAATCACCACTTTTGTTCCCCTCCGAGACCGCACTGCCGTTCCCGTTCCCGTTTCCGTTTCCGTTCCCATTACCATTTTTCTTATTGTCATCAACGGAATGACCGTTTTCTTTACGAAGCATTCCCTTAGGGTCTACCATGAAACCCCTAGGAATTGGTTTGCATACTTTATCAGTATAGCAGTAATATTGTCCTGCTTTACATCTGCCGTTCTTAGCCATTCAACTAAAAGAGTGCCTACTCCTTGTTATTTATCACTCCAACCCTCTTAAACTTCTAATGCGGTAAAAACTACTTTAAAAGTTGTCTCTGATGAGAATGCTGGATGTCCTATCAATCTAAGTGCTCCACCACTAATATCAGATGAGAATGTGGCAACTCCAATTGGTTGATTGATTATGCCATACTCAGCCTGATATGTATTAGTTCCATCATGAATAATATTAATAGTTGACATATTGTAATTACTTCCTCTTGTAACCTGAACCTGATAATTTACAGATCTGTAAGTTGATGCGCTTATGGACATTACAACTGCAGCATTTGTGCTTGTCGTAGTTAAAATACCCGACTGTATGTCACCAGCGATCAATTCAAGATTAGTTGCTGAAACAGGAGCAAATGTAAATTCTTCTGACGAAGCATCATATCTTAAAAATCTACCATCACCAAGATTTGCAGTGTCAACATCAGTAAGGTCAATTAGTTGTGTTGCACCTCCACCACTACCACCAAGTGCTGTGCTAGCAATACCAACCCACTTTGCCCCATTGTAAATAAGCAGCTCATTAGTTCCAGTGGTTTGATCAAAGGTAACATCATCCAGATCTTTAATAAATCCAGCACCACCACCACCAATGGTAGCAATTTGCTGTTGAATTCTGTTTATGAATAGTTTATAGTGATTTTGTAACTGATCAATAGTTACAAAATTTTGATCAAGAGGAGTTAATGGGTCTGTAGAGTTATTTGTTGATGCATCTCCTGGAAGGGTTGGATTGTCCTCTTTTAATATTGCTTTCTCATTAAACTCCGAAAGAATTTTTTCAATATATACTACTTTTTCGGATAAAGACTTGTTCTTTTCCTCAATAGATTCAATCTGAAGTTTTTCTATAACATCTTTTATCTCTTCTTTAATACTGTCAATGCTTTCATTTTGTTTCTTAATATGTTTTTCATTGACAACCAGATTAAGCTCTAAATCCTTGATCTGATTTGACATACTCTCTTCAAATTCTCCTACTTCATTTTTGAGAATGTCATAATATTTTGTCGTACTAATGTCTAGAACATTTTGCAGTTCTCTTACATCTTCTGCGATAGTTTCTTCAAAGAAAGAAAATTTCTTTGAGAATTTATCAAGTTCTCCGGAGTATTCCTCTAATTTTTTGTTTTCATGAATTTCTCTATTTTTAAAATCTTTGTAGAGAGAAGTATATACATTAGATATCTCTCCGATTTTTTGCTTAGAATCATCAATGGTGGATTGTAATTCTTGTACCTTCGATTCAACTAATGAATCAATATCAGAGGTTTTTTCTGTAACATCATTAGACAGAAGTTTAATTTTTTCTTTGATAATCTCAACTTCTTCTAATACATTTTTTTCTAATTGTTTTACTTCTTTTTCAGATTTAAGCTTAGTTTCTACCAACAAATTACTATATTTTGGAATTTCATTTTCAGTAAATTCTTTAACCATAGAGGTTAATTTTTCAATGACCTCATCGTAAGCAGAAACTCTCTGCTCAGTCTTTATCTCAGTTTCAGCAAAAAGTTTTTTGTACTTTGGAAACTCTTCATTAACAAGATTGCTTACGGTCTCATTAATATCTTTTGTTGTCCGTTTTAAATCTTTCTTTAAATCCGATACAATATTTTCATTGGATGTTTCAACATCAGATAAAGCAATTGTAACTTCTTTATTTACGTCTTCTCGAATAGCATCAATATTTTCTTCTACAATATTTTTAAAATTAGAAAATCTAGTATCAAATCTAATCTCTGATTCTGATACTAATTTTTTATAATTTGGAATATCAACATCTACAAAATTTTCTACCGTCTGAGAAAGATCTGTAAAATCTTCTTTTATTCTTTCAATAGTATCTCCATTAATACTCTTTATCCTTCCTTCAATTTTTTTAATGGACTCCTCAACAAAGAGAAGATGAGCAACCATTGCCTCATCTAAATCCTCTTTACTAATTAATCCTTGAATATCTTCTTTTACTTCTGATATCTCTTTAGAAATACTCTCAACTCTATCAACATTTTCCTTAAAGTTCTCAACTGTATCTGAGAAATCTGATATAGATTGAATATGATTTAAATTAGTTTTAAAGGCACTAAAAGCTTCAGATACAGTTTCAATTTTTTCCGAAGAAACAGTATCTTTGATTTTATCAAAATCGTTTTTATTCTTACCAAAAAAATCTGAAGGCTTCTTTAATGCCACGTTTAATATAACTCCGTCTCTATTATTTATTCTCCTCTTTTACGC